TACGTTTTTAGTTTTATTGTAACGTATTTGATTTTCGACAAGTAATTCATTGTAATATTCTGTTTTTTGCTCTTTTGTTAATCCGTCAATATCAAATAATTCATAATAGATTTTAGCTTGTTTATCAGTAATTTCTACTATTTCAGCATCAATTGAAGTGCCGCTATTTTCTTTGCAATAGTTTCTCATGTCCGTTTGGCTTGCAATAGCTTCTACTTCTTTTTGATTGTTTTTATTATCAGTATGAGTGAATGAAGTTTTAAGCAATACATCGCTCACTTGCTTAACTGTATCACAATCAGCAATTAACTGTTGTGCTTTTTTATGAGTTGAAACTTGGTTAATTCTATTCACTTGTGTTTTAGTTAATCCGTAAGTGATTAAAATATCCTTAGTTGTAGTAATAGCAGTACGAGAAACAACACCATTTTTATTGATATGATTTTTATAATGTAAAAGCATAATGTGCATATTCTCGACTGCTAATTGTTTAGTAGTTTCTTTAAGCTCATTACCTTGTGCTTTTAATTGTTTTTCTTTTTGGCAATTATTAGCAACTATCTTGAGCTGCTCATTGTTCCATTCATTATTAGGTTTTTTAGTAGATACTACTTTGTTAACTGTATTGGTAGTCTTGGTTTTTTGTGCGTTTTTGTTTGGCATTTTATTCTCCATAAAAAAAGTTAAAATTAAAACATAAGTAATAATATTTTATTTTTACGTGAATGTAAACCCCTATGGAAAAATTATTTTACATTATATACGCAGATGCGTATTTAGATGCAGGGGATAGTCTGCATCGGACATTGTAACGAAGGGATATACTTCGCCATAATTACATTAAGAGAAAAACAACTGATACTCTATTACTTGTTAGAATTCCACCATTTGATATTGATCATCAAAAATTACAGACATATATAATGTTTTTTTTTAATTTTATGGTGATAAGTCGATCTTTTTTGGATATTTTGATTATTTTTATTATTTCCTGCCCACCTTTTTTGAACGCCCACCATGCGAGTGCCGGTATACCCCCATACGTTACTATATATGGAGTTCTACACAGATCAGGAAAATAAGGTGTTAACCACAAAGACAACTGTTACGAGGATATATACGAGCATACAAATTAACGGTTATCAGTATGAGGAACAATATGGTAAAATTAACGGTTATCAGTACAGAGTAATATAAGTAAAGATTAACGGTTATCAGTACAGGGTAACTATAGGATAAATATATCACAGTAGCATATTATTTTTACTTAATGTTCACTTTTTACTTGACAGTAAGGGTAAAATCGTGTATAATGTTGTACATAAAATAGTTAAACATAGTGTTAAACAAAATGTTAAACAAAATGTTAAAATGTTCTTTAGGAATTAACTAATAAATCACAAGCAACATAAGTTAAACATAATGTTAAACTATATGTTAAACTATATTATTTGTACTTTTAAGAGTTTTTATAATGCCGTACAAAAGAATAAACAAAACTGTCTATAAAAAAATAGGAAAAAGTTGGAGAAAAGTAGCTACAACTGCTTCTGTAGAAAATGCTAATAAAATGATTAGACTTTTGTACTCAAAAGAAGGAAAAAAGAAGAAGAGTAAGAAATAATGGTATCTGTAGGAAAATGTTTAGCTGAGTTTCACACTGTATTTGACTGTAAGAGGCATGAAAAGTTTGAAATGAACTCAATAGCCGATACAGAGCTATTATTATTGCGTAAAAAGCTAATAAATGAAGAAGTAGAAGAAGTATTTGATGCAATCAAGAGTAAAAACAAGGAAGAAATCCTTAAAGAACTTGTTGATGTGGTTGTTGTCTGCGTTGGTATGGCTGATACCTACGGTTGGGACTTTGATACTGCTTTTAAACGTGTTCACGATTCTAATATGTCTAAGCTTGATGATGATGGCAAGCCGTTACGTAGGGCAGATGGCAAAGTTATTAAGTCAAAAAATTATAAACCGCCAGATTTAAGCGATTTAGTATAAAAAGGCATTTTTTACTTGACAAAATCTAAAAAAACGCTACAATGGTGTAATGATTTAACTTTAGAGAAATTTTATCATAGCGTATCTAATTATAATGACCGTATAAAGCTTCCTCACCATGATGTAGTCTACATTAGAGCAGCTTTAAGAGAGCGTACAGGTAAAACTTTTTCTTATGAAGAAGTACACAATGCTTTAAAAGCTGAAGGGTGGGACAAAGATTAATGAGTGGACTACTTTGTGTAAAACTTATGCAATATAGTAATGCATGGGACAGAAAAACTGTTGTACATAAGGACAGATTAACAATAAAGGTATTAGCATGGATACCTTTAGTACCTATTATAATCCTCGTGTGGGTTATAAAACCTATTATTAAAATTCATGCTGGTTTGAATATAGCTTCTAAATGGCTTAGAAAGGTATCAAAATGAGTTGTGGACCTATACATAATATAACAAGTCGCATACAACGTATTATAAAACTTGGCTGTGACTGTTTAGGCTGTGGATGCAGCCGTTGGTTTTGGACAGCAGCACCTGTATGGGTAGCTGTAGGAATAGCAGTAGGATATTGGTGGATTGGTGGAAATCCTGCAGATATTACTTCTGTAGTAGAATAAGGAGAACAAGATATGGCAGATAGAAATATAGGAAATCGCTTAGAAAAAGAGCTTTTAAAAAGGGAAAAAGAAAATGAGAGGGTTAGAGCAGAGTTAAAAAAAGATAATACATATGAATCATTTGAAGATTTTCTTAAAAAAACTTTTAGTGCAGATATGCAAAGTTCAGATCCTAGTTCATTTTTAACTAAAGAGGAACTGTCAAGGCTTAAACGTATATATTCAAAACAAACTGAAAAAATGCCACCTAAACCTAGAAAAAGACCTACACCAAAAGAACAGAAAGAAGCAAGAAAACCAAGAGAACCAAAATTAGGTCATGGTGGTATGGCAATGAAAAAGCCTGAAATGATGAAAGGTGGTATGTACAAAGGTAAGAAACATATGTACGCTGCTGGTGGTATGGTTAAAGAAATAAAAATGTAACATAGTATTATTCTAATGATATGGTTTTTGCACACCTCGCACCTGTAGCATTTTTAATAAATGTTTACTTTTAAAGACAATATAAAAATATAAGGAGTATATAATATGCCTATGGTAAAATTTCCGTATACAAAAGACGGAGAAAAAAAAGCAAAAGCTGCTGCTAAACAATATGGTGGTAGATTTGTAAGTGACGAAAAAGCTAGTAAGATGAAAAAGGGTGGAACTTCAGTTGTAATTGCTGTTGGATCTGCTAAAAAACCAAAACCAAAACCAAAACCAAAGAAAAAGAAAATGGCATACGGTGGTATGGTAGCCAAAAAGAATAAAAAATAATGGCTAAAACAAAAAAGCCTAAATCTAAAAAGAAATCAAGTGGTGCTAAACCTACTAACCCTTCTTTATATGCAAGAGTAAAAGCAGAAGCAAAAAGAAAGTTTGATGTATATCCTTCTGCTTATGCTAATGCTTGGTTAGTACGTACTTATAAAAAACGTGGTGGTGGGTATAGGAGCTAATAATGGCTAAACCTACAGGTGGACTTACAGCATGGTTTGGTAAAGGACCGAAAGGTGATTGGGTAGATATAGGAGCACCCAAGAAAAAAGGTAAGTTTCAGTCTTGTGGTAGAAAATCTGCAAAGGGCAGTAAAAGAAAATATCCTAAATGTGTGCCAAGGTCAAAAGCTAAAAGCATGACAAAATCACAGATAACAAGTGCTGTTAAAAGAAAAAGAGCAAAACCACAAGGAGTAGGTGGAAAACCTACAATGGTAAGAACAGTTAAAAAGAAAAAGAAGAGTAAGAAATAATGGTAAAAACTTTAAAAAAAGTGTCTAAGCAATTAGAAAAGGCTTCTAGACTACATAAAAGACAATCAAAGGTTGTAAAGAAGTATATAAAACAAAATGAAAAAAAGAAAAGACCCAAAAGTAGGAACAGGAAAAAAGCCTAAAGGTTCTGGTCGTAGATTATATACCGATGAGAATCCAAAAGATACAGTAAGTATTAAGTATGCTACTGTAGAAGATGCTAGGAAAACAATAAAAAAAGTAAAGAACATTAGTAAACCATATGCTAGAAAAATACAAATACTAACTGTATTAGAACAACGTGCAAAGTTTGGTGGTAAACCAATACAAGCTAAATTAGCTAAAACAGCAAAAGAACAATTAAAAAGAAAAAGACCCTCTGCTCGGAGAACTGGCAAAAAGGGATAGTTAATGTCTCAAAGCAAAAAGAAAAAAGCAAAGAAAGTTAAAGAACAACAAAAGAAGGTAGTCTACAATCCATTAGATAACTCTAACGAGCAACCTTTTGACGAACATCGTCCTTATTTAAAAGAAGCACATGATGTCGGACAGTTAATATGGCTTTTAAATAATGGCAAGCTATCTCTTCCTTACCATGAGCACAAGGAAGAAGCCTTAAATTTTAATTTACCATTTGAGCATATAGAAAAAAGTTACTATAATACAAATCCTAATTTGGTTATACTGGATGATTTTTTAAATCCAGAAGCTTTACAGAAATTGCGTAGCTACTGTTTTGAGTTTCCTTTTTGGAATACTATTTATGGTAGAGGGTATTTAGGAGCGTTTAGAGAAAATGGTTTTCAACCAAAGGTCTTAACGACATTATCTACAGAGTTAATGGAAAAACTTCCTAATATTTTTAATACGCCCAATAAAAGACATTTAGGACAAATGTGGGCATTTAAGTATGAATCTAAATGTCCCGGCATTGATATTCACGCAGACTTTGCAGCAATAAACATGAACTTGTGGATTACTCCTACAAAGTGTAATGTAGACTATGACAAAGAAAAAGACATAGGTAAATCAGGAGGTATGTGGATTTGGGATAAAGGTGCTCCTGCTGATTGGGACTTTACAAGATATAATGGTGACGATAAAACCGAAGTAATTAAATATCTAAAAGATAATAAAGCTACAGCTATTTATGTACCTTATAAATATAATAGGTGTGTGTTATTTGATTCTAATTTATTTCATAAGACTGCAGATGTACACTTTCATCCCGGCTTTGAGAATAAACGAATTAATGTAACCATGCTATTTGGAACTAGAGAAAATACAGGAGTGGAGCCAAACGATATGTTAGAAGTAAAGAAATTAAAAGAATTAGTTACAAAGCCTCTTAACGATGCTAAATAGTAAGGAAATAGTATAATGAACGATGTTGAAAGAAAAAATGAAATTGACATCGTTGAAATTAAAGGGGAGTTAAAACTTTTAGCACAAAAGATAGAAGTGATAAAAACAAATGATCTTCACCACATTCAAAAATCTGTAGACGGTATAAATAAAATTTTATGGGCAGTGAGCTTACTTATTCTTGCTCAACTAGCTATGGTAATTAAATCTGCTGTATTTGGATAAATATATGCAAGCAAGTGTATCTTTTAAATGGTCTGAGTTAGAATGTAAGTGTGGTTGTAAAACACGTTACATTGAAGATGAAGCCATAAGTAAATTACAAAAGTTAAGGGACATTCTACAAAAGCCTATAATCATAAATAGTGCGGCACGATGCCCATTACATAATGTGCGAGTAGGAGGTTCACCAAAAAGTCAACACAGATCTACACAACAAAATCCTTCTACGGCATTTGATATTTCATTAAAAGGGCTGAACAAAGAAGAAGTAATTAAAGCAGCTAAATTTGCTGGATTTAAGGGATTAGGAATAAACTATAATAGTTTTGTACATGTAGATAATCGTAAATATTCTGCAACATGGTAAGGAGAATTATATGTTTGATATGATAGCTTCAGTATTAACTGGTGGTGCTACAGGCATTGTAGGTAGCTTGATAGGTACTGTAGGCAGGTATTTTGAAACAAGACAAAAACTAAAACAAATGTCTTTGGAGTTTGATCAAGAATATAAATTACAGCAGTTACAAATTACCTCTAGAAGAGAGGAGCTTGAAAGCGAAGAAGCTATTGCACGTATGAAAACAAATGCAGATATGAAAACAGCTTCTTATGCACATGATGCTTCATATGGAAAAGCGTCCGTTGCGGTAGCTTCTATGTTGCGTTTTGTGCGTCCAGTGCTTACTTTTGTATTGTTAGCTTTTGTCGTATACATCTTTTGGCAAGCTAATGATGATGCAGCACTTGTGTATGATTTATCAAACCAGATTATGTTTTTGACTACAACTGCTGTAGCATGGTGGTTTGGAGATAGAAGTTTTAAAAAATGAGAGAATTAACTACAAGACAAAGCACTTTTCTAAAAGTTTTATTTGATGAAGCTGGTGGAGATTATGCTAGAGCTAAAACATTAGCTGGATACAGTGAAAACTCAAGTACTACAGAAATTGTAAGATCAATGAAAGATGAAATACTTGAGTTGACAAAAGAGTATCTTGCTGTAAACGCTCCAAGAGCAGCTAATGCATTAGTAAATGTATTACAGAATCCTGCTGAATTAGGTAATCAACATAGACTCAATGCAGCTAAAGAAATGTTAGATCGTATTGGTATTCAAAAAACAGATAAGGTAGAAGTATCTGCACCACAAGGCATTATGCTTCTTCCACCAAAAGAACATAATATTTAGTAAAGGTAATTATTGTGGCATATAAAAAAGGTGATTACGCAAAATATCATAAAAGTAAACGTATGAAAGATGAACGTGCGAAAAGAAATAAGAATAGGCGTGAAGCACAACGTAAAGGAAAAGTTCGTAAAGGTGACGGTAAACACATAGATCATAAAGACGGTAATCCTAAAAATAATAAAAAAAGTAATTTAAGAATAGTTTCAGGTAGAAAAAATAGAAAAAAACAATAATGGATGCAGGATACTTTAAAATGCCTGACCCTGTTGGGCTTCAAGAAGATAGTAAATGGTTAGAAATACCTCGTATAAGTAGAACTATTCCGTTTGGGTATGAGGTGCATGAAGAAGATGAACACATTCTTGTACCTATTGTAAATGAATTAGAAGCTCTTGAAGTAGCTAAAAGCTATTTAACGGAATATTCATATAGAGATGTAGCAAGGTGGTTAAGTGACAGAACAGGAAGACAAATCTCCCATATTGGACTTAGAAAAAGAATCCAAAAAGAAAAGCAACGGAAAAGTAAAGCAGCTACATATAAAGCATGGGCTAAAAAATACGAAACCGCCATCAAAAAATTTGAAGAACTTGAGGAAAAGCGTACAGGAGCGAAAGAAAAAAGAAAAGAAGCAACAAGAAGTTGAAAAACCTGTACAACCATCAAGTAAAAAACCTGAACAATTACAACTTAAAGAAAAGTATAAAGTCTTATTTGAGCCAAATGAAGGACCACAAACGGATTTTCTAGCAGCATCTGAACGAGAAGTTCTTTATGGAGGTGCTGCAGGTGGAGGAAAGAGCTACGCAATGTTAGCTGACCCTCTTAGATATTTAAGCCATCCTCAATTTTCTGGTCTACTTTTACGTAGAACTACAGAAGAATTAAGAGAGTTGGTTTGGAAATCACAAGAGCTTTATCCACAAATTATTTCTGGCATTAAATGGTCAGAGAGAAAAATGCAGTGGACTTCCCCTTCAGGCGGCAGATTGTGGCTGTCATATCTAGATAGAGATGATGATGTACTCCGTTATCAAGGGTTATCTTTTTGCTGGATAGGTTTTGATGAGCTTACGCAATGGCCCACACCATTTGCGTGGGATTATTTAAGATCAAGATTGAGGTCTACTGCACCCGATCTTCCAGTGTATATGAGAGCTACAACTAATCCCGGAGGAGCAGGTCATATATGGGTTAAAAAATATTTTATAGACCCTTCTTCTCCCGGCTCTCCTTTTTCAGCTACTGATGAAAATGGGAAAGTTTTGGTATTTCCGAAAGGGCATAGCAAAGAGGGAGAGCCTTTGTTTACTAGAAAGTTTATTCCTGCTAGATTGTTTGATAATCCTTATTTATCAACAAGTGGGGATTATGAAGCAATGTTGTTATCCTTACCAGAAAATCAACGTAAAAGATTATTGGAAGGAGATTGGGATGTAGCAGAAGGTGCTGCATTTCCTGAGTTTGATAGAACGGTTCATGTTGTTGAACCATTTGATATACCAAAAAATTGGCCTAAGTTTAGAGCATGTGATTATGGTTATGGTTCTTACAGTGCAGTTTTATGGTTTGCAGTTGCTCCAGATGGACAACTAATTATCTATAGAGAACTTTATGTATCTAAAGTATTAGCAAAAGATTTAGCTAATAAAGTCTTGCATTTAGAGGAAAATGATGGTACAATTCTTTATGGAGTTCTTGATAGCTCTTGTTGGCATAAAAGAGGTGATACAGGACCAAGTTTAGCAGAACAAATGATTACTGTTGGATGTAGATGGAGGCCAAGTGATAGAAGTGCTGGAAGTAGAATTGCAGGAAAGAATGAAATACACCGTAGATTACAAATGCAAGAATCTTATGATGGAGATGAGTCAGTTCCGGGAATGGTAATGTTTTATAACTGTAGAAATCTTGTTTCCCAACTTCCTATAATACCTCTTGATAAAAAGAATACTGAAGACGTAAATACAAAATCTGAAGATCATTTATATGATGCACTAAGATACGGTGTAATGAGTAGACCAAGACGAGGAATATTTGATTTTACCATAGAAAAAATGGCAGACAAATACGTTCCTTCTGATGCAACTTTTGGATATTAAAATATGGTAGATAAAAATTTTGAAGAAGAAGATACTTTAGTTTTAGATGAAAAAACTGAAGATAGTGAATTGTCAGGAGTTATAAATTTTATTCAAGATAACTTCAAAAGATCTAAAGATTGGCGTAGATTTGATGAAGAAAGATGGTTACAGTCCTATCGTAATTATCGTGGTATATATAGTCCTGATGTACAGTTTACAGAAGCGGAACGATCTCGTGTATTTATTAAAGTTACAAAAACAAAAGTTCTTGCTGCTTATGGACAAATTACAGATGTATTATTTGCAAGACAAAAATTTCCTTTAAGTATTGAACCTACTATTTTACCTGAAGGAGTTTCAGAAGCTGTTCACTTTGATCCAAAGGATAGAACAAACGAGACACAACCAGAACAAGAAGAAAGAGTACAAAGCCCTTATGGTTTTCCCGGAGATGGACAAGACTTAGAACCGGGCGATACTGTAGTAAGTTTAGCTGAACGTAAACTTAAACTTGGTCCGTTAGAAGAAAAACTATCTGAGATTGAAGGGCTAAAAGAGGGAGAGGGTTTAACTCCTTCTGCTATTACATACCATCCTGCAATGGTTGCAGCTAAAAAGATGGAAAAGAAAATAATGGATCAGTTAGAAGAATCTGGTGCAAGTAAACACTTGCGTTCTGCTTCTTTTGAGTGTGCTTTATTTGGAACAGGCATTATTAAAGGACCATTTGCAGTTAATAAAGAATATGCAAATTGGGATGATGATGGAGAATATAATCCTACAATTAAAACTGTACCTAAAGTTAGCAGCGTATCTTGTTGGGACTTTTATCCTGATCCAGACGCAAGCAATATGGATGAGGTTACATATGTAATTGAACGTCATAAACTTTCTAAATCTAAATTACGTGCCTTAAAAGAAAGACCTCATTTTAGACATGATGCAATTGATAGATGTATTGAAATGGGTGAAGTCTACACAAGTGAGTATTGGGAAGATGATTTAAAAGATTATTATTTAAATGATCATCCTGAAAGATACGAAGTACTTGAATATTGGGGTACTATGGACACAGAGATTGCACAAGAATATGGAATTGATTTACCAAAAGAATTTAAAAATGTAGATCAAATACAAGTTAATTGTTGGGTGTGCAATGATTTTGTTTTACGCCTTGTAGTAAATCCATTTAAACCTACTCGTATTCCTTATTATGCTGTACCGTATGAACTTAATCCTTATAGTTTCTTTGGTATTGGTCTTGCTGAAAATATGGACGATACACAAACTTTAATGAATGGTTTTATGCGTATGGCTGTAGATAATGCTGTATTAAGTGGTAATCTACTAATTGAAGTAGATGAAACTAATCTTGTGCCGGGACAGGATTTACAGGTATATCCCGGTAAAATCTTTCGTAGACAAGGTGGTGCTCCGGGACAAGCTATATTTGGCACAAAATTTCCAAATGTAAGTAACGAAAATATGCAGTTATTTGACAAGGCTCGACAGCTTTCTGATGAAGCTACAGGTCTTCCTAGTTTTTCACATGGACAAACAGGTGTTACAGGAACAGGTAGAACTGCTTCAGGTATATCTATGCTCATGGGTGCTGCTGCAGGAAGTATTAAAACAGTCGTTAAAAACTTTGACGATTACTTGTTACGTCCATTAGGAGAATCTTTTTATAGTTTCAATATGCAGTTTGATTTTGATTCAGACATTAAAGGAGATCTTGAAATCAAAGCTCGTGGAACTGAAAGTTTAATGGCTAATGAAGTAAGAAGTCAACGTCTGTTACAATTCTTACAAGTTGTAGGTAATCCTGCTCTTGCACCATTTGCTAAGTTTACTTCTATTATTAGAGAGATTGCTAACTCTATGGGACTTGATCCCGATAAGGTGTGTAATACACCTGAAGAAGCAGTAAGACAAGCTAAAATTTTACAACAACAACAACCTCAACAGAACCTCGCTCAACAGCAACCTCAACAGCCACAAGCTCAAGGATTAAGCCCAAATGATTTACAAGGCGGTGGTGGCGGTAATATTGGTATTGGGGCTGCACCTACACCTATGGAGGGACAATTTAGTGGAACACAGCAAGCTCCTCAACAAGCTCAAAACACTGGTCAACAACAAACGCCAATGGGAGGCACTTAATTCCTATATTGATTGGATGATTGAAAAACAACAAGCTACTTTAGAACAAACCGATAATGTTACACTTTTTTATAGAGCACAAGGGTCTACTGCTATTTTGCGTAAATTAAAACAATTAAAGGATGAAGTTAATTCGCATGGTTAATAAACAAATGGAGACAATAGGATTTGATCCTGTAAGTGGAAATGAAGTTCCTTTGGGTGGCACTCCTGAAGGTGTACGAGATGATATAGATGCAAAGCTTAGTAAAGGAGAAATGGTAATTCCTGAGTATGCTGTAAACTATCATGGCGTAGAAACATATATAAAATCTATTCAAAAAGCACAAGAGGGATATCAACAAATACAAGACATGGGGCTTTTGGGTAATCCTGATGAAGCAATAATGGATGAAAGTGAACCTTTACCTAAAATGGGAGATGAGGATATTCCTGAGTATCAAACTGGTGGATTAACAACTACAGCACTTGCTCCTATATCTCCTGTAACATTGCCTAGTGTTCCTACTACACCTTCTGTAGATCTTACGCAACCTTTAGCTCCTGTCAGCACACAAGTTACTCCTACAATGCAATCTGTAGGATCTTTAGATGTGTCTACATTACAAGTAGGAGGATATAAAATTATTCCTTATGTAAATGCTGCTGGCAATACTCTTTATGTTCCTAGTATAAATGGACAAGTAATAGGGGCTATCCCTACAGGATATTCTCCAGCAACAGAGCAACAAACAGCTAGTCAACAAACTACTTCTATACAACAACAACCTGTAAAACAACCTGTTAAAGTCGAACCAAAGGTTACTATTTCTCCTGCAGGTTCTACTCCTCCTACTACAGCAGTTCCCTCTGCAACAACTCCTTCTGCAACAACTCCTTCTGCAGGTAAAAGTAGTTTGTCAGCAGAAAATCAAGCTACTATTCAGTCAATTCATTCACAACCTAATTTATCTGCAAAAGATATAGTTGCTCAAACTGCACCAGATAAAGCAATACAAGGAACAGCAATAGACCTTGGTAAACTTGGAACAATTTCATATGCAGATATTGCAAAAGCTACAACAAGTATTGCTGCAAAAGCACTTGTTCCAAGTATTCCTATGGCTGGTTCAATAATTTCAAATGCAGTAAGTGCTTTAGCTTTTTCTGGAAATCAACCTGCTACAGCAATGATGCAAGGAGCGATAAATCCAAATACAGGTAAACCTAGTATTGCTGGCACAGGATACCATCCTGCAAGTGGTTGGTCTTTTCATGCTACAGAAACTCCTCTTGGATTAGTTACTGTATCATTTAATGATAAAGATGTAACACTTAATACTGCTCCATCTGTAGTTCAAAAAGGTCAATTAGCTCTTGCTTTTAATAAAGATTTTACAGACATGACAGATACAGAAATTAGTGAATCTATGCTAACAGATTCAAATGGGCATATTATTGGTTTTAATGCTCCAAATGCAATAGGCACTCCAAATGGAGGATATTTAAGTGATGGATCTTTTCAAAGTGCTTTAGGTAAATCTGCTACAGGTTATGCAAGTGACTTTTCAGCATTAAGTGCTATTGATCAAGCTGTAGTTTCGTTTAAGCGAAGTCAACAACCTCTTTCATTTCTTACAAATATAGCTGACTCATTTAAAAGTGATGAAGGTAGAGCACTTGAAAAATCTTTAAATGAGCAACTATCAATAGTTGAAAAAGATAAAAGAACCTCTAAGTTAACTAAAACTAAGCAACTTCAATTAGTCGAACAAATAGTAAGATCTGGACAAGATTTATCTAAAGGAATAAGTTCAATTACGGGACAAGATGTAGCTGCTAGTCTTGCTCCTAAAGGTGCTAAAGGTATTCAAGGAATACAAGGTCCGGCTCCTGCTGCTCCTGCTACTCCTGCTACTGGTGCTCAAAATGCTGCTGGTGGTGGTGCTAATGTAGGATACGGTGGTGCAGCAGGTTATGGTGGTGCAGGTGGCACTGGTGCTGCTGGTGGTGGTGCTAATGTAGGATACGGTGGTGCAGGTGGTTAGTAGCAATTCATCATAGTTTTTAAAATATAAAGGAAATTAAATAATGGTAGAATCAGTAGTGCCTCAAGAACAAATGGAGCTTTTTAATCGTCCTAAAAAGATGCCTGAACGTATGCCAGAAGATATGGCAATGCAAGAACCTGAAGAAGAACTTACAGATTCAGGATTACGTAGAGATGATCCAAAAGTTGCATTGGCTGAATTTGGTTCATTTTTAATAGATTTACCACCTGAAAAAATTAATGGTATAAAATCTTTTATAATGCGTTATCCTCTTGTTACTGAAGCTATTACAGAAACTATACAAATGCCTCCTGAAGATTTAAATGATGTATTTGATGCATTAACAGGAGATGTAAAAGCGGCTCAAAGATTAGAACAAAAGCTTGGTATGACGCAACCTTCAGAACAACCACAGATGCAAGCACCAATGCAAGCACAACAAATGCCCATGCAAGCTGAACAGCCTCCAATGCAAATGGAGCAAGGCAGAGGATTAGCCTAACTATAATAATCCTCATTTTGTTGGCTTTACCTAACCCCCCTCGTAGGCTACGGTTGGCCCCAACATAGGAGTAAGAATATGGTAGATCAAGTAGGTACAGTAGAACCTGTAAAAAAAGTTGCAGGATTTGCAGGTGAAAAATATAATACACGAAAAACAGTTGAAGATGAAGAAAAAGAATTAGAAGAGTTAAAAAAAGAACAAAGTGCAGAAGAAAAGAAAACACAACAAGAAGCTGAAGACGCTATAGAACCAGATAATCCAGAAGAAAAAACTTTTAAAAAACGATATGGTGATTTACGAAGACATTCACAAAAACAAAAACAAGATTTTGATGAAAAAATTTCTGCTTTAGAATCACAACTTTCTGAAGCTACAAAGGCACAAATACAATTACCAAAATCAGAAGAAGAGATTGAAGTTTGGTCAAAAGAATATCCTGATGTAGCTGCTATAATTGAAACCATTGCAATCAAAAAGGCTAAAGAACAGTCTGAAGGATTGCAAACTAAAATGGAAGAAATTAATAAACTGCAACATTCTGCAAAAAAAGAAAAGGCTGAAGCAGAACTTTATACAATACATCCTGATTTTGAAGACATTAGATCTACGGATGATTTTCATCAATGGGCTGATGAACAACCTAAGTGGGTTCAAGAAGCTTTGTATGAAAATGAAACAGATGCTCGTTCAGCAGCTAGAGCTATTGATTTATATAAAATTGATAGAGATATAGATTCACCTAAAAAGAAAAGTAAAAAAAATAATGCTGCTGAAGAAGTAAGTACAAAAAGTAGAAAAGGTTCTCCACCAGCTAAAAATAATTCTGGTAAATGGAGCGAATCTACTGTAGAAAAAATGAGTGCTGCTGAATACGAAGAAAATTCAGACTCCATTATGGAAGCAATTCGTTCTGGTAATTTTAATTATGATGTGTCTGGAGAAGCTAGGTAAATATAAATTTTTATCTTGACAAAACACAATAATTAACTATAAAGGTATTAGTTAAAGAACTAGACCCATACTATTATGCTAACTCTAGTTTTTTATTATTCGCTTTTCGGTATACCCATAAACAAGGCCGATAAATTTTTGATCACTATTTATCTTACCCTCAATGTAGATGGCCCCTAGAAAAGTTAAACCTTGTGGTGTGACATTTATGTTACACTCGTAGACCTTGTTGTCTACTCGTAACGAGAAAAGGAGAAAGTATAATGGCTTTTCAACGTGCGGCAGGGTATAACAATTTGCCGAATGGCAATTTTAGCCCTGTTATATATTCTAAACAGGTACAGGTAGCTTTTCGTAAAAGTTCTGTAGCTGAAGGTATCACCAATAACGATTATTTTGGTGAAATCGCAAGCTTTGGTGATACTGTACGTATTATCAAAGAGCCTGAGATCACAGTAAGATCATATGCTCGTGGTACTCAAATCTCTCCTCAAGATCTTGATGATGAAGATTTTAGTCTGACAGTAGATCAGGCTAATTACTTTGCTTTCAAGGTTGATGACATTGAAGAAGCACATTCTCATGTGAATTTTCAGTCAGTTGCATCTGATCGTGCAGGTTATCGCCTGAAGGATCAGTATGATGCAGAAGTCTTAGGCTACCTTTCAGGTTTTGCACAAGCTTCTGTAAGTGCAGTTGCCAGTACCGCTAATACTACGGTTTCTGGAACTAAAGCTGTATCAACTGCTGGTTCAGATGAATTGTTGACTTCAATGAAATTGAGGAAAGATTCTTTTGGTAATATTACAACTAGTTCGGCAGGGGATCATTCAATTCCTCTTGCTCCAAGGTTGCCCGGAGCTAGTGCTCTGCCAACTGCAACAGCATCGCCTAACATGGTTATTGCCAGAATGGGTCGTCTTTTAGACACTCAATTTGTTGACAAAGATGGTCGTTGGTTAGTGGTGTCTCCACATTTCATGGAAGTTTTGATGGACGAAGATTCTCGTCTTTTAAATCAAGATTTTGGTGAATCTGGATCACTACGCAACGGTCTTGTTCTCAACAATCTTTATGGCTTTCAGGTGTTTGTTTCTAACAATCTTCCATCAGTAGGTACTGGTCCCGGCACAAGTGGTACGGCAAACCAGAACTCTAACTATGGTGTGATTGTAGCTGGACATTCATCTTCAGTAGCCACTGCGAGCCAGATTACGAAAACAGAATCGTATCGTGATCCTGATAGCTTTGCTGATATCGTGCGTGGTATGCACCTTTATGGTCGTAAAATTTTACGTCCTGAAGCAATTGCCACAGCGAAATACAATATAGCATAGGGGAGGTATTACAATGGCAACTTTTGATATGACATTAGCATCAACCACTGGCGTAAGTGCTAACTCTATTGCATCTAATCAAGTTACTCGCCCCGGAAGTGCTATGAGAATGGTGGATGCCATTCTTGATATAGACGCTCTAGCTGCAGATGGCTATAGCTGTACCAATGGTGATATTTTCCAACTTCTAGAAATACCTGCAAATACTTTTGTTTTATTTGCTGGAGCAGAAGTTCTTAAAGCCTTTGACGGTAGTTCTCCAACAGTAGATATTGACTTTGCTGCTGGTGACGATATTGTTGATGGTGGAGATGTTACCTCAACAGGTATTCTTGCTGAAGGAACAAACGGTCAGTCCAATGACGTTATTACTGGTGCTGACTCTTTGTTTGAGTGTTTTGTAACTACAACAGATACAATTGACGTTAAGTTGATTGCCTCTTCTGCTGATGTTACCGAAGGAAGACTGCGAGTATATGCTTGTATAGTTGACGTAAACGGCTATGCAGAAGACGCAGATGAAGTTGATAGAGATCAACTTGCATA